TCAGTTATTCGGATCCGCCATCGCGGCCTCCGAAGGTGACACGACTCTGCCGTTCACGATGAATCGGCATCGAAGGATGTGCATCCTTCATCAAGTCCTGATCGACTGACTGCATCTGTTCGCGGGTCCGGGTCCCGTAATACGCGGATCTTTCTTGTGCGGTCTCGACAGGGATTCGGCACAGCATTAATCCGCCGTTGCCAATAATTCCAGCGTAGCGACCTTCCTCGATGGTCGGTGCAATGAAGTCGGGGTACTCATCAGCCCGAACAGGTTCCCAGCCCTCTTGCATCTTTGCAAAAGCGTTGGTCTTGTCCTCTTCGTTCCGCATGGCAATCCGAATCCAGCGGTGCACAAACCCCTCGGGAGGAGGCGGTGCTTGAAGCCGACTGGGCGGGGCCCAAGGCTTCCGGCGCGCGTTTGCTTCGCGCGTTTGGTTTGAACGGGGCGTACGTTTTGTCTCAACCATCTCAATTACTCCTTCACGTATTTCGCGTATTCCTCGAGAGGAACGTTCAGTTTACGGGCAATAGCAATCTGCGATGGCGAAAGCTTAACACTCCGACGCCCCTGCTTGGTTGAACGGGATGCAGAGGAGCTCGCAGAAGCGACTTGAGCCCCACCCGTTTTACGTTCGGCCTTGAACTTCTGCGGAAACTCCGCCCTCATTCGCCGATCAACCTCACTATAGTACTCTTCGCTCTGCGGGTCAAAGCCTTCGTCCTCAACCAGCTTGCGGTGGATCCCAAACGCCGCGTAAGTCATGACCTCGTCCTGACCAAACCACGTGTTTTTCTCCGCCCAACCCTGCGCTTTAGGGTCAACGGGGGCTGGTTGCACCTGTTGGGGCTGGTAGCTTTGATACGGGTCTTGACCACGTGGCTGCTGCTGTAAGCGCTGGCTGTCTTGCTGCTGGCGCTCTGCTCGTGACTTAGCGAGGTTGTACCGATCTTGGTCAGCGACGGCGCGCGACAAAGCTTCCTGTGCGGCTACAACTCTGTCAGCATCCCCCGCCTCGTAAGCATCGCGGTACGCTTGTCGTGCCGAGGCCACCTGTGCCTCGGCTCGTGCGCCGTACTGGTCGAGGTACCCGCTATCGAGTTGGGTCACACGGCCCTTCAGCTTCTGGTTTTCTTCAAGAAGCTGCTGCGCAACACGAACAGCCTCCTGACGATCCCGCTCTTCTTTGCGGTACTTTTCCGTCAGCTTCTTGATCCGGGTCTGGACGTTCTTGCTGTAGTTCTCAAGCTCCGTCTCTTTCGACTCACCAGAGTCCTCTTCTCGTGGCGGATCACCAGCCTGCGCGGTTTCCGGTTCAGACGCCTCGGGGGCATCAATCTCGACCTCTTGGCCGAGGTCTTCGTTTTCTTCAGACATTCTCGCCTCCTCAGACATGCTTGATATCATCGGGGTCTAGGATCGATGCAATGACTTCGTCGTCATTGATGATCCGCACTTCCCCTCCGTCGATCTTGAACCGGGAGCCGGAGTACCTACCAATGCAAACCCAGTCTCCAGTCTTGCACCAAGGGCTCCGGTCAGGGCCAAACTTGTCCTCATCTTGGTAAGCCAAAGGGCCGACCTTGAGAACGTACGCAACCACGGTAGCCAGAGCTTCCCGGTCTCGGACTTCTTCTGGGATGTGCAAGCCGCCCGTCGTCGTGCTTCGACCTTGGTACGGCATGACCAAAAGCCGCCATCCCGTGGGCTGCGGCATTCGATCTAATAGTGGCTTTTCGAGAATGGCGGGATCTAGGACCCGCTGGCCTTCTGGCACGTAGGCCTTCTCGACACCCTGCGGCGCTTCTTCGGCCGATTTTTGGGCTTCGAGACGTTTAGCGACGTGCTCAGGAAGATAAAGACTCGTCATCGTCTGTGTGGTTCTCCAGCAGGGACCTGATCTCATTGCTGACGAAAGAGAGTCCCCGAATCTCTCCCACCATCGACTGGTATTGCTCCCAGTCTTTTGGAGCGCCGGACGCCAACATGCTGCTGATGTCCTCCTCGCGCTCCGCGATCAACTTGTACACATGCCGCGCGAAACTTACAACATCCATTAGAACGTCTCTCGGTAATTTTCTTGCGTGAGAGACTTAATCGGGCCGCCGTCAACCCAATCGTTGCACGTGTAGCCTGCTTCACAGACAAACTTGTAGATCTGGCAGTAGCCCAAGTCTCCGGACTCATCGCCGATACACTCAAGCATGTCCTCGGTTTGGTTATACGCGCCGCAGTTGCCACAGACCTCACTTGCGACGAAGCCGCCGTCATCGGCGGGATCGCGGTAGTCAGCGTCCTCGACCGCGGCCATCTTGTTCTCTTCGTTCATGTCCGCATCCTGCGTAGGCAGGGGGCAGGACATGCCCTCGTCGTTCTCGCCGTACTCATCCATGGGGATTTCTTTGTCCCCGTTGAACGTGATTGTAATGCTGACCATCACTGTCCCCTTTGCATGTTTCTAAGAGCGATGTTTTGCTGTACCGCAATACGCTCTCGGTTCACCGCGTTGCGGTCGTCGGCGATTTCTTCCTGCATCTCAAGGCGCGCGGCTTCTCCCGCTGCCTTTTGCTGCAGTTTGGCTCGGTCGAGCTCAAGCTTCTGGGCGGAGACCATTGCATCCTGTGCGATCTTCTGCGCGTCAAGCTGTAGCTCTTGGTTCCTGATCTGAACCAGCGGATCCGCATTTGGATCGGGCGGCGGCGGGATCAGCTGCTGCATGACTTGCTCCAGCAACTGTGCCTCGACCGTGGAGATGTAGCCTTCGAGCTCTGTCGGGTTCGACAGCTGCTGCTGCATAGCCATAAGCTGCTGCTGAGCAAGTGGCCCCGGTATCGCGCCTTGCGCGGCAAGGGCTTGTGCCTCCGACATGAGGCGCTGCGCCTCCATCATAACCTGCTCACGGGCCAGCAAGCTAACGTGCTGCTGGATGTGCGCGTAGAACATCCCCAACACGGGTGGTGCGCTTTGCACCAGAGGAGCCTTGGCCGCCAACACGTGAGAGCGAATGTGTGCTTGGTGGTTCTGTCCGTCAAACGCCATGGCGGGCTGCCCCATGATCATCTTGCCGTTCTCCTGCGCTGCGCCCTCTGGCTGCGGCTGCGGCGGAGGCGGAAGGATCTCGTCAATGTTTTGGACCTCGAGGGCCTGATACATCCGGCGGTAAGCGGCGTGCAGGTTATGCATCTGCGGGTTGGACTGGGCCAGCTGCAGCTGCGTCTGGGCCAGCGTGACACGCTGCGCCATCGAGAAGATGTTCGGGTCGCTGACCGGGATAATGTCGATGCGCCCGTCGAAGTCCGACTGTACGACACCGGGCATGCCGCCCTCTACCTGATACGGGTAGTTGACGGGGGCGTTCTCGGCGATCACCCGCGCAAGGATACGGAACTCATTCTTCTGGGCATAATGCAGGCGCTTGTGAATAGCCGACATCACTTTCATGCCGCGCTCAAGAAGGGCCACCGTCGTGCCGACGGGAGCCTCTTGGTTCATGTTCGAGGCCTGCATATCGGCGACGTTGACGAAGCGACGTCCGGCCTCAACCAACGCACCTAGTAGCTGGGCTAGCGTAGCCGAGGGTTCTTTGTATGGCAGCGGGATGATTGCGTCCCGGATGTTTCCACCCGGAGCATCTATGTCGCGGAACTCGCCCGGTTGCAGCGGCTCGTCGCTGTCACGGACTCGAATGCCCTTGGCCTTAAATCCAGCCGGTAGGTTGGCTAGTGTACCAGCATCGATCAGCTGACGCAGGATCGAGGTGGCTGCGCGGCCGATGCCGCCGACCATATGGGTCAGACCGAAGCCGTAGAACCCCAAACCCGGCATGAACTTGTAGTGCGTGAAGTACTGCTTGGCCTTCCGGATTGGGTCCGTCTCGTCGTAGTTACGGCGAATCGACAGGACCTCGGACGAGTCGCGGTCGACTGTCACGATGTAAGGAAGCTTGATGCCCGTTGGCTCACCGTCGGGGCCGGTGTCCTCAAAACCCTCGATGTCGAGCTCGCAGTGGATCTCGTACACTTCGCGCACGTCGTCGCGGTAGGACTTCGAGACACCCTCGATATCATCAACAGCGTTGTCGACAAAATCGTCGTCCTGACTGCCGCCAAACGGGAGATCGATATCCCGGTAGAAACCAGCCACCTGCTGCTTACGCAGGTCGTTCTCGCTCATCTTCAGGACGTGTGTGATTCGTGGCGAGGAGAAGAGATCCGTGGCCGAGTACGGTACGACAACGTCTTGGGCCGGGATAAACTTGGAAACCTGACGTCCCTTCGTCACATCGAAGTACGTCTTCTTGAACGTCGACCCAGACAGCGGGAGATAGAAAAGCATCTGATCCATCTCCGGATCGTACTCCTCCATCACCTCAGTGATCTGGTAGTTCATGTACTCCTTGACACGCTTGGCTTGTGCCTCGACCTGCGGGTTTACGGCCCCCATGATCCGAGTCTTGACCGGGCCACCAGAAGGAAGAAGTTCCTTGTACGCCTGCGCTTGGAACTGGGTGACGCTTTCCGAGATCACCGGATGGGTTACAGAGGACGCGCCCTCGAAGGGGGTGGAGCGCTCTTCCTGCTTTACGCCCAAGAGATCGAGCCCCTTGACGTATGTCTCTTCCCACTCGGAGCGGGAAGACATGTCGTCCTCGACCGAACCAAGGAGGTCGCTAGCAATCTCTGCTAGCGTCGAGTCGTCTAGAAACTCCGCGAGGTTCGCGTCAAACGGGATCAGCTGCTCCACGTTCATGCCGCTTGCCATCTCGGCAATGGCTTGAATCAAAGCGGAGCCGTCTTCTTGGGGTACGATTTCCGCACCTCCGGCGAAGTCCATGGGTCCTTCGACCGGAATCTCTAGGCCCTGTTCTTCCGGCATAAGAGCGGAGTCGACCATGGCTCCCATCGGGCGTGGCGGTAACATCAGTAGTACTCCCGTTTGCGAGGATAGGTCTCTTCAGGCAATTCTTCATCATGTATAGCAACAAAGCCGCCCTGACGGAAGCGCATCAGTGCAAGGGTCATTGAGTCCACAAAGTCATCATGATCTCCGACGGGGAATGAGGCCACCTCTTCGATGACCTCGTCAGAAAACTTTTTCTTGAGCGGAGCCCAAACCATACCCGCTTCGAACAGCGGCGAGACCATGTGCATCCGGGTGGTCTTGTCCACACCCCCGCCGCCCGCGCGGCGTCCGGGGGAGAAACCAAGGGCTGGAATACCGCGGGTCCGCATCTCGTCAATCAGCGGCCGACCCGTGGCTTTCGCCTCAACAATGACCATATCCGGGTCCCAGTACTCGCACTCTTCCCAAGCAACTTCCTTGAGCTCAGGAAAGCTCCAGCGCCCGCGTTTGGCGTCTAGAAGGATAATGTGGTCTTTCCCGCCCTCCTCCGGCTCAAACACACCCCACGTGGTGATAGCTGAGTAGTCCGCGGACTCCTTCTTCGAGAAAGCGGTATCGTAAGCCTGTAAGATGTACTTGAGGTCCGGTATCTTTTCCTTCTCCCAATCCCTCCACCACTCGCGCTTTACGATGGCCTGCTCAGTGCTGGTAGGCTGCTGCTGCCACTGGGCCGACCACTTGCCGACGGGCAGCGAAGCCTTGATAGACAGGAGCGCGTTCTTTTCCCAAAACTCTGGCCACAGAGGGTCGCCGCTAGGCATGATGGCGGGGAACTCCACCACCTCCCACTGGTCTGCCATGGGATCAGAGGACTGGGCCTCGAGCAGCCTGCCGGTGAGATCCTTCTTCCCCCATCGCGTCATGACGAGGATGATGGAACCACCCGGCTGCAGACGCTGACGGGGCCCAGACGTGTACCACTCATAGGCGTGGTCAAACGCAGTTTCGGACATAGCGTCCTGTTCCGAGTGAGGGTCGTCAATAATGAACAAGTCCGCGCCTCGACCCGTTACCGCAGCGCCCACACCCGCAGCAAAGTATTCCGCCCCTGCCGTGGTTCCCCACTTACCCGCGCCTTTGTTGTCTTCCTTCAGCATAGTCCGAGGGAAGATCTCTTGGTATTGAGGGTCCTCGATCAAGTCCCGGACCTTGCGGCCAAATCGTACGGCGAGCTCCGTGTTGTGCGTGGCCTGAATGATCTTCAGCTTGGGGTTCCGGCCGAGGAACCACGCAGGCATGAGGTACGAAGCAAACTCCGACTTTGAGTGACGCGGAGGCATGTTGATGATCAAACGTTTGAGCTCACCTCGGGCAACGCGCTCAAGCTTTTCCGCGATGATCCTGTGATGCGCCCCCTCGATGAACCCGTCGTAAACGTGGTGGGCAAAGGCCATGAAGCTTTCGCGCACACGCTCCTGACGCTCCTGACGGGCATTGAGCTCCGTCAGCTGCAGGATTTCCTTGAGGACGTCTTCGGGGATGGTGTCGAAGTTCATCAGAGTTCCTTGACGAAGTTCCCGCCCATGTGCCTGTAGCCGGAGCGGCTCAGCGCCTTCCCCGTCTTCTTGGTCAGTACGCCAGAAGCAAGGCCGATTGCCACGTGCACCGCACCTCGCTCCTTGGCCCAGCGCTCGAACATTCGAAGCAAACGAAACGCGGCCATCGATCCACGGCGGGAAGGCTTGACGTACCAAATCAGGTTGTAGGCGAAAAGGGTGGGTGCCCAGTCGTAATGAGCCAGCTGACCCATGATCATGCCCACAGGTTCCTCCCCGTCCATAGCAATAGCACCATACGCATGGTCAGGTAGGATCACGTTTTCGTAGCAGCGCTGCGCTGCGTACTCGATGTCGACGGGATGTTTCCTAGACAAGGCCTCTTCGTGTAGGTCGAGGCCGAGAACCATGACGTCGGCGATGTTCTCGACTGTCAGTTCCTTGTATTCAACTGTCATGCCAACGGTCTAACCCCCAGTCGTTGTATCGCGCTTGTTCCTGACCCAGATCTACCACGCAGGGGGCTTGTGGGCAAGGAGGTGCCGATAAAACGAGGGGGTTGATATGTGTTCTGCAAGTACTCGCCGATGTTCTCTAGGCCCATGCCCGGACGGCGGTCGTCTTCCT